TTTGTGCGTTTGCGTTGTTGATGGGCTTGTTCTGTTCGGTCCCAGTAGAAACAGAGAAGGGTGAGTCCTCCACCGAAGGCGAGGGGGATGAGTAGGTCTCGCATTTATCTGTCCCGTAGGAAGAGATCTACCAGCATCATGATAAGGATTACTCCTAAGACTATTCCGTAAGAAAGTACTACTGTATCCATATTGAGTGTTTCTGTATAGGGTAATTGGGTACTTTGGTGGGTTTTTGGATCGTGGAGGTGTTTAGCGGTCGTTTATTGGGGTGGGTTGTTTAGTCTATGCGGGGTGATGGGTAGGCTCGGACGAGTTGGGTGAAGTCTTTGAAGAAGAGGTAGATGACTCCGTGGTTTTCTTCCCAGATGATGGAGAAGTACGGATCGGGTCGGCGGCTGAGGTCTTCTAGGAAGGAGTGGTTGTCTGCGATGGGGGCTGAGATGCTGATCGGGTAGGGTGTGTCATCGTAGGCAGCTATTCTATCTTCCTTAATCTGGATTAGCAGATTTAGCTGGTCGGTTTCTTTGATGACCGTTCCGTCGTTTTTGTCTGTAATTTTGACGTATTTGCGGTCGGTATCTATGTACCAGTAGTTGTCTTCGGCAGCGAATTCGTAGATCATTGGGGGTAATTTCCTACTGTGTTTACGAAATTAGCGGTTTCGGTCATATGGGAGTAGCCTCGGCGGAGGGCTTTTAACGTGGGTTTGATGCTTAAAATCATGAACATTGCCGCCGCCACACCCCACAGGGTACGCTCTTTCCACACCGGAATCGACGGTCTCGTTCTGGACTTTATCACCTTCATGTTGGCTTTTTGGTACCCGGGGGAAGATGGCATCCGCACGGACATAGGGGCCTCGCTTTTCTCTTCTCTTTGTCGTAAAGTTTACCTCCCACACACTCTGTTCCGGACGGAACTTTACAAACATGGTTAGTATTTTTACGACGTTTAGCCACTAGTTAAATCCTCAAATTTGGTCCATTGAGGAGGTCTTTTCTTCGATCTGTTCCCATGTTTCATCCAGCCGAGCAAGCCTCTCTTGAAAGGTTCTATTCCATTCTGAGAGGTCTTTTTCTAGCTGCCGAACCAGCCAAATGTTAGCGACGATGGCTGATGCGATCAACGATACCATGACGATGAGTGCTAGAATCATGTCTTTTTTCGTCTTTCGATAGGGAATTTACGGGGAAATTTAAAGAACTTTGCCTTGTTCCACATGGAAGTTCTGAGCGTATAGGGGATGAAATCGTCACCTCGGCGGGCTTTCATGAACCCTGAATTGCTCTGCTGCCTCATGCTTTTACGGGAAAAATAGTACAATAACGACACCAAAAGGTTAGCTAGAGCTACCTTTATCAGTAGGTTCCCAGGGTAAACAGCAATAAACAACAGCAGCACAGGTGTGGATAGCTGCCATCGTAAGAAGTAACGTAAGAATTGCCTCATACATTACAGTTCCTCATCCGACGATAGGGTCAGCGAACGGGCCGACTGCATCAAATCGAGCAGTCCGTTCTGCATATCGGCTGCCGAAACCACAGTGTGGCCTGCAACCTGCTTCAACATATCCTCAATTTGAGAGATAAAGTCGGTGACATCCATAGTTGAATCAGTCATTTCTATCCTTTGGTAGTGGCTTGACGTACTCGCCGGGAGGCTGAGTAATCAAACCGATGAACGGTTGCGTGAATGTATATCCCTCAAACGGGTCTTCGCCGTAACGTAGCTTACGTAGCCACTTCTTAAACTTCTTCATGTATATACTGATTCTACTTACGAGATCTCGATCTCAATCGGCTGCTGCTCTTCCGGAATGACCTTCTCTACATTGATACTCAGCAAGCCGTCAGCCATCGACGCAGACACAACTTCCACGTTGTCTGCGAGTGTAAACGTCTTCTTGAAATACCGCTTTGCGATACCACGATGAATAATCTTACGATCATCAAGGGTATCAGACTGGGTAGCCACAATCAGTTTACCACCGTCTACCGAGACGCTAATATCTTCCTTGGTAAAGCCAGCAACCGCAATCTCAACAACAAAATGCGTGTCGTCCGTCTTAACAATGTTATATGGCGGGTACGACTTGGATGCTTCATCAAACTGAAGCACTGATTCCAAGTGATCAAACAAAGAATCAAACCCGATACTCAAAGGCCGAAGCCGGTGCAAAACGCTCAAATCTGAAGCCATAATAATCTCCTAAAGCATAGTTATGTTTCTACAAGGACCCAATCGGCATCCTCTGTTTATTATACCTGTTTTAACCATGAGAGTCAAAACTTGGAGCCTCCGACAGGAATCGAACCTGCGACCTGCTGTTTACAAGACAGCTGCTCTACCAACTGAGCTACAGAGGCATGGCACCCTCGGCAGGACTCGAACCTGCAACCGGCGGGGTAGAAACCCGATACTCTATCCAATTGAGCTACGAGGGCAAAGAACTAGTAGTCGATACCTTTCTTCGCAGCGATACCGCTGTCGTAAGCGTGCTTATGGTTACCCATGACCGTAACAGTGTCTGAGATGTCCATGAGCCAGTCAGGGGCGTCACGGCCCGTCAGAACCAGCGAGGTGGCCTCAGGGCGGCTCTCAATCGCTGTACGGACCTCCTGAGCGTCGATCCATCCCCAGTTGATAGGGTACGTGATCTCGTCAAAAACAATAAGACGATACTTGCCGCTCTCAATCAGGGCCTTGCCTTGCCGCCACGCTTCACGAGCCTCAGCCTCAGACTGCGACAAATCTTCACTATCCCAAGTAAAGCCGTCACCGAGCGACCAGAAATCGACACCCAACGGTTCGGCCATCTTCTGCTCGCCCGTAACCCAATCAGGACTCTTCAAAAACTGAACAACAGCCACAGGCCAATCCCTAGCCCGAGCACGAAGCATAATACCGAAAGCCGACGAAGACTTGCCCCGGCCATCGCCTGTGTTCAAAACCACGAGACTCTTTACGTTGCGTAGTGTTTCTGGCCTCGGATCTTCTTCCAGCGGAGCCGGAGTAGGCGCCTCAGGAGCGTCTGTAAGCGGCTCAGTTACATGCTCAGGAGTACCGCTGCTAACGTCTAGACGGTACTCGTAAACGTTTTGATCAGATCGCATACGGGTTTCAATCGTGAAACCACCAAACTTCTTCTTACGTAAGTCACGCATCCGGGCTGATGCTGAAGCTTCAGGAGCGTCAGCAAGCAAACTAATCTCGCTTAAAGGTAGCCACTTTTCCGTGGCCATCACATCATAAACACGAACCAGCTGCTTCTTAAGCCGAGGGTCTTTCTTAGCGCCTTCAAGATCGCCATCACCATCAAATAGACTTTGCATCATTCTTCCTTTTTAGTGGCGGAGAGGGTGGGATTCGAACCCACGGAGGCTGTGACACCTCAACGGTTTTCAAGACCGGCCCATTAGTCCACTCTGGCACCTCTCCCGGTTATCACAATGTGTGAATTTTACCTGTACTATCTTTCCATTGTGTCAACGAATGCGAATCATAAGACTTCTGAACCGGCTCAGGAACCGGCATCACTTCAGCCCTATCATACAGAATCAGTTCAATACTAGACTGAAGCAACAACTCCTGCACCTTAGGCAAAGACGGACGGTTCTCACGAATACCGTGAACCAGCCGAACACCGCTGTTAGCGATAAGTTTCGCACAATCAAGACAAGGCTCACCGTTCACATACATAACCACGCCGCCCATACGGGCACGGGCGTTGAAATCGCTATGCAACAAAGCGTTAGCCTCAGCATGAACAGCAACACAATCACTGTAATCAGAAGACTTATGGCCGCTTCCTGCAAGAGCACGAGGACACGCACCCTGATTACAATGCGCAGCGCCCCGAGGAGCACCGTTGTAGCCTACGCCCAACACAAAGCCGTCAGTATCGACAATGATTGCCATATACTGACTCTTAGAACAGGTAGAGAACAACTTGGCTCCCTGATCTGCCCACTTTAGAAACTTGAAGTGCTTTTCAGTAGACATACTACCTCCGACCGAAGTCGGAGCGCTCTGAGCCTAAAGCCTATTTAACGTCGCTCAGACGACGGTACGATCATCGGGTGGTCGCAACAACCTCGCCCCACGCCATGCCCTTGTTGGCACGGGTGTTAGCCTCACGGACCCAAGCGGTAGCCGCCGGGTTCAGGAAACGATCGTACTTGCGGTTGCCCTGCAGAGAACGAATCTCACGGGGCGAAAGACCGGCAGCATGCAAAGCATTACCGATAAGGCCACGAGGATGACGATACGTCACCATCTTCGAGGAACGGTTACGGGCCTTCGGGGCACGATCCGCAACCTCACGAGCTGCCTCAATAATTGCCTTCTTCGTAATCAACATAATCTCCTTTGTCATAGATGCTGATATTGGGTATCTTACTAGCCTAAACAAAGTGCGTCAAGGCCAGACTCTAAAGAATTTCCACTCCCCCAACTCATCCGTGTAATACACCTTCTTAATACCGTGGTCCCTGATCGTTTCCATACAACGAGAACAAGGCTTAGCCAACGCCAAATTGCCTCCCCGAGTAACCCGGGCCACAAACAACTTGGCGCCATCCGTATCACCGGCATTCCGCAACGCATCAACCTCCGCATGCACCGAGCAATGAAAATACTTCTCATGCTCAACAACGGAAGGATTATTGCGGTAACGGTTATATCCCTTACCCAGAACAGAGCCACCACGCCACACAACAGAACCAAGCTTCCACTTATCGTGGCTTGAATGTTCGGCCATAGAGACCGCTAGTGTCATCGCTGTAGTGCTCATAGTAGTGGGAGTGGTGGGGATCGAACCCACGCTCTTCGGATTAAAAGTCCGCTGCCTTACCGCTTGGCTACACTCCCGTGTAGTAGACAGTATGATAACGGCCTTGTAGGGAAAGTCAACCCCTGAACCCAACTTTTAATGGTTGTTCAGCAAATCGTGTGTGTGCTCAACAAACTCGGATGCTTCTGTTTCGAACCAGAACGGGAACACGGCGTGGATAACAAGCGTGATAGCTACAGCCCAAAATTCGGCAGCTAACCCGACGGCAAACAAAAAGTGCCCGCCGTATGTCATTTTATTTGACTTCGGGTGATCCGTAAACTTTTGAGAAAGAGCCTTCATCTTTGCGTCCTGATTCTTTAGCCTCAACTTCCTTAGGGGTTTCGACTTGTTTAGAAATCAACTGAATAGCGGGACGTTCACCTAGCATTTCTTCAGGTAAACTATCCCACAAGTCAGGCATGTTACATCTCTTTCGTTTCCGTGTTCAAGTACGAACCTAAGTCCTTCTGAAGCTGATCGAGTGGCCTAGCGCCTTCCAGCTTCTCTACTATTTTACCATCCACGAAGACAGCCAGTGTAGGAATGTTAGTAATATCGAATCTTTCCATCAAAAGCGGAGCGTAGTCTACTTCGACTTTTACGACCTGCATTTCGTCAGCGTATTTGGCTGCGAACTCGTCAAGCACCGGAGACTGCATAGCGCATGGTCCGCACCAATCTGCCCAAAAGTCAACGAGAACAGGTTTCGACGCTGTATTGACTGTTTGGTCAAAGTCTTTCTCGGAAACAGGGATAGCATAACCTTCAGCTAAAATTACGCGCCTTGCTGGGGAATCACTACGTCTCATTAGACTTCTCCTTCATGATGATGGTCGTGATCGTGATGATGATCGGGGCCGTGATAGTTGGCAAGATCCTCTTCATTGAAATGATCGTGGAAATGATCTTGCATCTCATCAGGACGCTGAATCAAATGATTCATGTCTTCCTGCATAATAAACGTAGTAATAATGTACTTGTCTTTATCAAACGAAATCTCACCACGATGCGGATACAGCCAGTGGCACGGGAAAATAAGAACCCTGCCTGCTACAGGCTTAACAGAAAGCTCCTGACGGGTAAAGGTAGTTTCGCCACCTTCGTCAACATCGTTCAGGTAAACAATAACAGCCAGCATTCTGTCAAACGAACTACCGAACGGCCCACCGTCGATATGCTCGTCGTACTTGCCGTAACCAACATCGTACTTTTGGAACTGGTAACCCATGTCTTGCAGGGGGAAGCACTGCTGACTTAGCCCAGGGTACTGGTTGACGTAGTGGTTTACGCACTTTACTAGTCCGGCATGCATGTCTTGCTCAGACCATCCTCCGCCCATAGAATAAAGTTCGTCTCCCATTGCTGCAGAGATGTTCATGTCGGTTGAGTTTTTGATAGACTGATCCACCCCACCGACCATTTTACCAGGGTTCAATACTTGCATTTCTTCTAGCCGGTTCCAATGACGTTCGACTAGATCAATAATGTTCTGACATGCGGCCTTATCTACAACATCGTCGTAAATTGCGATTCCCGACCACTGTCCTAGCGGAAACTCTACGTTCACGATCCACTCCCCGTCGGCATGAAGCCAATGTTGGGTGATTCAGTAATTAGAGGAACAAGCCAATCTTCTACAATCGTTCCTGTAATGTCCGGCGGGGCGTCTGCTACCTGAGCATTCGCATCGCCTTGCAAATACTTCTGGACTTTGTTCGGGGGCACGTTCGTCCAAATCCAATCTCGCACGTCATCTGGCATCTCTAGATCTGCAAGCATGTTAGTAGCAGTACTAGCCATGGGTTCGGTTGAGCCGAAATCACTGCCTGCGATCTCCCATTCTAGCATCAAACGAAGAATTTCTTGTAGCGTCCGTGCTGATACAGAATGACGGTCGGCTACAGTATTGCTTTCGGCAGTAGCGTTTGACGACTCAAGATACACAACCTGTCCACCGGCTGCAGGGGAACCAAACACTGAACTAATATGCGTAAGTTCATAAAACAGAAGATGGTGACTGCCTGTTAAGGGATCAGCCGCAGTGGATGCTCCGCAGTTACATTGTTCAGTAATTTCGTTCCAAACATGCAACCCCTTCGGGCCATACTGATTGGTGCCAGCATCACAACGCTGATAAGTATTACCATCAGCATCAACAACTTCTTCTAGCTCCACATCAGCAATCAAAGGTGTGAAAGAAAACAATCCCTTGGTGTTGTCAATGGTCCACGTTGACCCATCTTGTGTAATGGTTCTAGCAGGCAACTTGTTGTAGTAACCTACTCCACCAAGGTGCTCGGAATGTTCTGAAAATGACACGATAAATCCCTTTTAGGTCTTGATAATAAACAGGAACGGTTCTACGTTTATAGTAGTTGAAACTGTTGAAGATGTCAATGCGTGATTGTGGTTGGCAGACTGGTTACCAGCGTTTGACGTAACCGTATGGTTATGGTTAGCGGAATTGTTGCCTGAGCTGGCGTTATGGCTATGAGTGGCGTTAGCGGCTGCTGAGTTAGCGTTGTGAGCGTGAGTAGCATTAACGGCACCTGAGCTAGCGTTGTGGGAGTGGCCAGCGTTCGCAGCGTTCGTGTTAACAGTGCCAGAGTTGAAGTTATGAGAGTGCGAAGCATTCTGGTTATTCGTGTTAGCGTTTGTGTTGCTGCCGTTCGACTTCAAATAAGCGTGCGTATGGGAAGCGTTCTGGTTCGTCGTATTAAAGTTTTTAGACCAAGAATGGCTATGGTTAGCGTTAGCGTTAGCAACCGTAATCGTATGCGAGTGGTTAGCGTTAGCGTTAGCCACAGTGATCGTATGCGAATGGTTGGCGTTAGCGTTAGCCACAGTAATCGTATGAGAGTGGTCAGCAGACTGGTTACCAGCATTCGACGTAATCGTATGCGCATGATCCGCAGACTGATCCCCCAAAGCCAACGCATTCAACGTAGACGAACCACTAACCGTAGTACCATCAGCGTTACCGCTCGCAGCAATACCAACAGGAACAAGTGCTGAAGTCCCAGGAAGATTAAACGTGGTAGAGCCATCGCCCGTACCATAGCGGGTACCGATAGCAGAAAACAAATCAGCATAAGTTGTGCGAGAAACAGCAGACCCGTCACACACAAGCCAACCTGAAGGAGCCGTACCACCACCATACATCACCACAGCACCGGCTGGGGTATTTGTGTAAGAAACAACGACACTCCAAACAGTACCGTCCCACACCCAAGTTTTATCACCAACAGTATGAGTATCGTTTACAGAAGGGGAATCTGGGAAATTAATAGCCATTATTCGGCCTCCAATGCTTCAGGTTCAACCGGACGAAGCGGCTCAACAATCACACGCCCATCTTCATCAGTCCATTCCGTGTCATACATGTGCTGATCTTGCCTTTCGCCCACAACAAGCCAATCAACCGTGTCTGTACACGAGGCGTCTTGTGCTTCAATCGTCAACGTAGAGCCAGATACAGAGCCTCGGACAGCGGTCCAGCCTTGATTGTTTACGATAAAGCATTGCGTGTCACGGTTGAGTAACTCAAACGTACCGGTGGTCATACCTGCGGCGTCGTCAAGGTCAACAGTCGCTGCACCATCAACCAAAGTAACCTGCCCTCGGTACATGTTGTCGGCTCGTGGTGCCTCAACAAATGAGTGAACCAAGTTGTGAGTTTCTGTCATTGATGGTAGTGGATGTGGGATACGGAACGATCCAGAACCCTTCGATAAGGAACCCGCAATACTGACCGCACCACTAGTTCCATTGATAGTCATCCGGTAACTAGCGGCTGCGCCAGTAGTCGGACTTGTCGATGAGAAAAAGTATAGAATACTACCAGAGTTGCCTATACCCCAGTCAATGCCACTAGCAGTTCGCCAGCGAAGAGCAGACGCAGCATTGAGGATCAAGCCAGAGTCCCAACCATTAGATGTAAACGTATCACCAGCAGTAGTCGCTATATCTACTCCAGCAACAGGCGACGTGGTGCCGATACCGACCTTGCCATCAGACTTAAAGGTAACTGCACCACCCGTGCCGTTTGCCCTGAAGTTCAAGTCATCTTTGTAGTCAACGTAGGCATGACCAGTCGATGAAGCCCAATGCAGGCGCAAACGGCCAACACCAGAAGTGGCAGAGTTGATGTAGTAACTCTGATCGGCAGAAATCATGACGTTTCCGTCAACGTCTAGCGCTTCTCCAGGCGACGTGGTGCCGATACCGACCTTGCCGTTGGAGTCAATAGTCATACGGACCGCAGTAGAACCTTGACTTCCGGTACCAATTCGCAACTGCTGCTGACCGGACAACCCGTCACCATAAGCCGCTATGTACGACCCAACGCCAGCGCTGACGGTCGCATCGTTACCATAGAACTCCAATCCGCCAAGCAGTGTGCCGTCGCCCGGAACCGTGTTCGTGCTTGTAAAGCGTAGGAGAGGCCCAGAACTTTCGAGATCAAGGATTGTCTCAGGCGACGAGGTGCCGATACCAAGCCGGTTATTGGAATCATCCCAATAAAAGTTCGTTGTGTCACTAGAAAGCGCACCACCAGAAGAAAACTGAACAGCACCATCATTTCCAGACGCCGCCGCAGAAGCAGCACCAACCTCAACCCATTGAGAAGACGAACCATCATTGTAATAAACAAACGTCTTACCAGTATCAGACTCAAACCAAAGATCACCCTCAGAAGGACTGCCTGGAGCCGCATCCGAAACCGTTACGCTTGCCCCACCCCCAGACTGATCAGCCCACGAAACAGTACCAGAACCGTTCGTCACCAAAACCTGATCTGCGGTACCATCAGCGGTCGGAAGCGTGAACTGGCCAGTAACCGCAAGCGCTGTAGCAGTAACCGTGCCAGTAACATCAAGCTCCTGCGTGGGACTAGTGTTACCAATACCTACATTGCCATCAACCTGAAGACCAGTACCATTAATCAACTTCAGATCAGTCGAAGTCAGCCGGTAACCGATGTTCTGAGACCCCGCCTTTACCGTCGCAATCTCAATCAGACCATCTTCAGTAGTATCCGTAGCATCACTAATCTTGCCCGTAATCTTAGCGTAATTTACAGTCTGACCAGCATCGTTTTTACCAGCAAACTTAAACTGACCCAGATAGTCACCATCAGCAGGCGAAGCCGACTCACGATGCAACGTCACTTCAGGCTGCGCAGCCGACCCATCATCAGAGACCTCAAACTTTACATCACCAACGACGTGCAGCTCATCATCGGGCGAAGTCGTGCCGATACCAACACTGCCGTCAACAGAAATACCAGTCTTAAAACTTTTAGCCACGGCCCAAACCGCCCTTCCGTATCACAGCCCTCAAGCTCACAACTCTATTATAACACAAGAGGCGGAACCAGTTCTACAACCAGTTCCGCCCCCTGTCGGGTATTTCCTGCCTGCACGGCGGAGTAACTACTGATCCCAACTGTCGTCTGGACCCGCAGTAGCGCCACGAGTATTTCCCCGTGACATCTTATCAGCCAATGACAACTACGCGAATTGCGTTCGTGTCTGGGGCTGTAGAGAACGTCAATGTGACCGCATTTGTACTTGTTCGATCAACGTCACAAATGACAGTTTCTTTCGTGGAAGCATCGTAGACTTCTACGACCACATCGTCGGTTCCAAGGTTATGTGTGACAGCAATAGCTGTAGCCGAGTTATCACCAATCGTCTCAGCGTGCCGAGTGACAAAACCAAGGTTGGTTTTCGCACCGGCAGCATCCGAAGCACCGGTACCACCGTGAGCAACAGCAACGTCTGTTGCGGCCCACACGCCTGTAGCGATCGTGCCAAGAGCGGTCAGAGACGAAGTAACAACTGAAGAGTTTAGCTCTGTGCCGGTTAGCGTGCCTGCCGCTGCTGTTACCGTAATGTTAGCTGTACCATCGAACGACGTACCGTTGATTGTCCGAGCAGTCTCCAAAGCAGTAGCAGTGGCGGCGTTACCGCTCGTATCCTGCGTACCGGAGGTGTTAACACCCGGCAAGTTGATGTTTGCAGTACCATCGAACGAGACGCCACCGATAGTGCGAGCCGTTTCAAGAGCCGTAGCAGTATCAGCATTACCCGTAACATCACCAGTAACGTTACCAGTAACAGCACCCTCCAGGGTGCCCACAACCAGCGTAGCAGCCGTGTAACCTGCACCGCCCGTGTTAACAGTCGTGGTAGGCTCAACCTGAAGATCTTTGAACAGCTTAAACTTACCGCTGTCGTTAGCGTCACGGAAAAGACCAGCGTAAAGGTCCTGAGAACCAGAAGTGTCATACAGGCCGTAGAAACCAATATCTACCGAGTCGGCAGCGTTGTTCCCGTTAGCAAGAATAATCAGCGGATCTTCAACAGAAAGAGTAGCTGTGTTTACTGTGGTAGTATCGCCGTTTACAGTAAGGTTGCCAGAGATCGTCACATCGTTAGGCAAGCCAACCGTAATATCTCCAGTGGTTGTATCTACCTCAACCTCATTTGCGGTGCCAGTAAGGCTCGTGACACCACTCGAACCAACCAAGTCGTTGATCGCTGCTGAAGTCATAAGCGACGTGTCGTTATCAGCAAAAGACTCGCCGCTTGTCTGGACCGTGGTCAACGCCACGCTGTCAAACGTGAACGTATCGGTGGCTTGAATTGTAAGGCCACCGTTAGCAGTAATGAGACCTGAAACAGTCAAACTCGCAAGTGTACCAACACTCGTAAGAGATGAGGCTGTAATACCAGAGTTGAGAGTAGAGCCTGACAGATTGTTAGCGTCAATGTTAATATTTCCAGTACCGTCAAAAGATGCGCCAGCAATTGTGCGGGCCGTTTCCAATGCGGTAGCGGTAGCTGCATTACCGGTAATATCGCTGTCCAAGTGAGCAACAGTACCAGTAGCATCTTGGAACGTAATCGTTCTATCAGCAGTAGGGTCAGTAATCGCAAACGTCGTTTCAAAATCGTCTGCAGTCGCACCCTCGAAAACAAGCGGGCTAGCCGAGCTAAACGTGGCCGTAGCGATCGAAATATCACTATCTAGGTTAAGCGTAACATCACCAGAAGCCCCGCCACCATTAAGGTTCGTGCCTGCCGTAACACCAGTAACGTCACCCTGCGGGGCAAGGTTAGCGATTGCCTGCGCCGTAACAGTCTTAGGGTTGTCGCTGTCGTTCGTATCAGCAATAATTACCTTGTCGTCAGACGCTACGGTAACAGCGGAAAGGCCAGACGGATCAAAGTTTACCGTAACAGCTCCAGATGTACCGCCGCCAGAAAGACCCGTACCGGCAGTAACACCTGTAATATCGCCCTGCTCCTGCAGGCTAACCCAGCCAGAACCGTCATAAATGTACAGTTCGTTATCGCTGGTGTTGAAGTAAATCTGACCCGTAGCTGGAGATGAGGGAGCGGTCCCAAGATTCTGAATCTTAGCGTTCTGCAACTCATTCTTGTTAAGGTCAAGATTAGTTAAGAATTTTTGAGCCATTACCTCTCCGAACTCATGTTAGGTACGCTTTACCGGAAAATGCTGATTCGAACGACACAGTTACACTGCTCGTACTACTATATGATACCTCACCAATAACCACGGTCCCTGCAGAATCAACAACAGTTACCGACGGAAAACCATCTAAAGTATGCGTAATAGTCCACGTATCAGAAGCAGACGACTGATTATGGGTAAATCGCTTCGGAATCAACGCTAAAGCATCAGCACTCCAAGAACTCGCCCCCTTGGGGCCATACAACTTCCCGTTAGAAACATCAACGTAAAAGTCACCCTCTGAACCAGTAGCATCAGTAGGTGCCCCGTTGGAATAAAAAAGACTAGAAGCAGCGCCAGCATCGTTAACAAACGTGGCAGCAACAACAGTAACCGAATTACCGTCAGTCTCAGAAACACTAACCGAATTGATAACGTCAGTTACAGAAACGGTATTTGTTGCTTCTTCAATTGATACCGTGTAATCAGCCATGTTAGGACCCTACTATAAAATTGCCTTTAACTAACCGTAAGACCGCAGCTCTGGCACCAGTACTAACCAACTCCAAATCGTATACGTAGGTGTCGGCAGCAATTGACCCGGTTTCTTCACTGGAAAGACTTATAGTTATTGTACCAGTACTAGAGTCGTGGCTAAGCCTACCATTGGAAGTAGTTAACTCAATTACGGTATCGTCAGATGCAACAGTCCTACGGACATGCATTCGTGAGTCCCAGTAGTCTAAATTTGACATCGTTTCATCAGGGTTCTTTACTAAAAGGTCCACGCTTAACGCCGACCCCTTAGTGCAGTTGATCGTCAAGTTTCCTGCCGTCATTCTCCCATAAACCCCATGTTACCGATAGCCAAGTAGTCGTCGGCTGTCATAATCATGCCACGGCTAACCCATTCGGGCAGATTATCGGACGTTACGACCATAAGCTGTGCTTCACCGTCAGCGTTAATAATCTCACCGATAAACACGAAGTTGCCTAGGACGCCGATATCATCACCACGCTCTTCAAAAACTTTAGACACAAGATTGTGGACAATTTCTTGAGACGAACACTCTTCCGTGTCCTGCATCGCAGAAGCCACCATGTCGAGAATATCATCAATCGAATCCTCGTCGTCACGATCTCTAAACGGTACGTCTTCTGCCATTATTCCCTCGTATCTCTCAGGAACTCACTCTGGATCTCCAGAAGTAAGCTCGTTGTTTTTCCGTTCCAAATTAACAATTTCTTCCTGCAGATGATGAATAATGTACCGAAGTCTATTATTTTCTTTCCGCTGTAAAGCATATTCTATACGACTTTGCTTAACTAAATCTAGCCACACAAAGTCTTGTGCAGCGTCTACTTCCATGTTAAGTTTTTTGTTTTTGACTCTGCTGGAAAGAACTATGCCCGTAAACGTTACCCCTGAACCGACAAGGGCAGGGATAGTCATGCTCATGAATTCAGACCACATGCCTGCCCCCTTGTTATTGTCTAGTAGTCAAGTACTACTTCTAGGCGTGGACGTTTGAAATAAGTCAAAATGAAAAAGCTTGTGTCTGTGTTATCGTACAGGGCACTGTAGTTAGTGTCGTTACCGCCTGGATAAGTAAGACTAGCCACACTAGTGACGTTTCCTACTACGAGTGAAGCCCCGTCGGCTACTTCTTCAATTAGACTCTGACTTAACCCCGAAGCTGTGATATCGGACTCAGCGGCCCAACCACCTACTGCAAGAGTAACCTGATACGCAGTGTTAAAGGACGGTACTCCACTACCCAAGGTTGAGGTGCTGTGTCCAATGTAGTAAGGGTTAGCTCCGGAAGGGATAGTGCCGTAGCCGCCAGTATCTCGATACAGATGTAATTTAGCAGAAGTTACAGTACCTCTTGTTTCTAAAGCGTCACTCAAAGTTTGACCGGTCGTCAAAGAACCATCAGCGTCAATTGCGTAAGCGGACGTGTCATTGAATTCAAAAAACGACATGTGGTCACCGAACCCATATGAACCCACCCGCAACTCACTACGCCAACCAGACGTGCGATACGCTTGATCGTCTGAAGGATAAAAGTTATATGTTACGGGATCTGATTTTGACCAAGCAATCTCCCAGCTAGAACCATCCCAATATTTTACATGCTTCGGACTATCCCATCCCCCAGAGTAACGCTGTACAGCAGTACCATTAGGAATAGCAACCCAGGATGATCCGTTCCATCTCTTTAGTACGCCCATTATGCACTCGTATCAATCCACAACGTGTCAGAAGCATTTGAAGGCTGACTTGCTGATACAACAATTCTTGTAATATCTCCATGCTTGTGTGAGCTATCTGCAACCGTGGTCGAGAGAGTTACGGTACTGCCGGTACCGATCGACGTGGCAGTAGTAGTAGTAACATCACCAGAAAGCTGAATCTTGTTTGCGCTAGTAAGGCCCGTAGCGTCACCGTCAAATGTCGTGGCTGAAACTGTACCAGAGGCTACACCCAATGTGTTTATGTCAGGACTATACCAAAGATTACCACTCGCTCTTTGGTTTTGATTACCAGTAGTGCCACTTACAAAAGTAATATTAAAGAGCGTACCGCTTGTCTGATTGGTTATGGAAGTTTGTGAAGCCACACTAGCAGTACCAGACACGCTGCCAGTCAAATCTCCTATAAAACTGTCAGCAGTCAACGTGTTAGAACTCGCATTATAGGACAGATTTGTGTCCCTTCGTGCTCTTGTATTCCCAGTACCGGTAGCAAACAAAAGATACGCCGTGCTACTACTATTGTCTGCAAGAACATCAACGTTCGTAGAGTTCGTAGCGTCATCAGCTGTAGCCGCATTACCGCTCGTGTCCAACGACAAAGAACCAAAAAGCTTAGAAGCATCCAAAGTATCAATCTTCGCATCGGTAATAGCTCCCGCAGCGATACGATCCATATTTATCGTATTAGTCAACTTCGTAGCATCCATCGTATCAATCATAGCATTAGTAATAGCACCAGCAGCAATACTATGCTTATGCTCAGCATAAGCCAAACCAGACGCAGACGTACCAGCAGACGCCGTACCATCAATCTCACCAATATTGCCATCCGTAGTATTCTCTACCGCAATATCATTCCACACCGTACCATTACAATACGACAGCTGACCCGTAGTCGAATAATGGAAAAAGCCCTTATACGCTAAAGCTGCAGCAGGACGAGAAGCCGCCTGACTATAACCAGCCACACGATCCTCCAGCTCCTCATGAGAAGCATCCAGTTGCGCACGAGTAAACGCATCCGTACCCGAAGTCCAACGATAAATACCTAAACGAGTTGTCTGTGAAACAGCCATAATACAGCCTCCTGTAACAATATTTTACTAGGAAATCTCGGTTCCCAATAGTGTAATCTCAATATCAGACAAACGTCTGTCGAAAAATGCGAATTCTGCCAAACCAAAACGAGCGTTAAACTCGCTAGCTGCTCCCTGACCAAACGTGGCAGAGTTAGTAGCTGTTGTAAACGTAGTGGCAACCGCTGCTGTTGCTGTTGACTCCGAAGTACCATCTACGATAAGTTCTAAGCCGTTAGCGGGGTCTCTACGAACGACTAACCAATGCCAGTCACCGAACGAGGGGCTTTCGGTCCAAGTTACGGTTTCTGTGTTGGTGTTGTCCGTAAACGTTGCTTTGATATCTCCGTCGTCGTAGAAGACCCGCAAACCTTGGTTGGTGGCGTTTTCGAGACGGAAAATGTCGTATGTTCCGCTGGTCCAGAAACGCCGCACCTGTAAGAGTACCGAGAATGGGTGGTAGCTTTCGAGAGACGGAGGGTTGTGCATGCTTGGTGAGCCTTCGTAGACATGCAGAATGTCCCGATCGACCACTTGACTTGGAGAATAAGCAACAGACGAAGCAGGGAACGTCCGAGTTAGAGTCCATGTCTGAGTCAAGGGAGCAATTTCGTCATCGCCAGTCGTTGCGCTCCCCGCAATCGTGGTCGGTAAGAATTTAGCGACTTCTGTGCTAGAGTGCTCCACGCTAATCTGTTTAATGGAAGAACCGGCATACTTAGTAGAACCAGTGAACACATCTTGAGCATCAATCGTAATAACCCCGCTAGATGCAGTTACCGCATTACTGTACACAGACTCACTGCCATCAGCCACGTTATACACGGTCACTATAACGTCATGGCTAGCAGACGGATTCGCCAGCCCGCTAATAGCCAACGTGTCGCCGCCGCTAGCAGCAGCCCCAAAGGACCAAACGTCCGCACCCGAACGCTGACGCATAACCAACACGTCCAAATCATTAGACGAAGCCTGATTAACCGTCAACGTAACCGAAGCACCCCCACTATCAGTTGCTGTAAACGAATCAGCGTAAACAGCGACAGCAGACAGGTCAATATCAAGCGTGGGCGAGTACACATACATGCCGAAATCATCAACATCGTCACCGCCCACGTATGCGTGAGCAGAAGACGACGTATCAGACGAACCTGTAAAAGAAATCGGTGCGTCAAACACCAGTACACGTTTTACACCGCAAGAAACCGGTGTTGCGTCAGCCCAATCATCGGTAGCGTTAAGTTGACCTAAAATTTGGATTCCAGCGTCTGCTCCTGCCGAAGCCGAATCCGGAGTGAACGTAGAGCTACCGACAGCGTGAGAGTCCCAATCGTCATACAGCGAACCTTGAGCGTAGAACGAAACAGTAGCATCACTAGCTGACAAAGCTGATCTGGAAACACGCAACACGTACTGGCCTGTAGCGCCGATGCTGTTGAAATCAATCGGGTCGGAAACGGCATAGTTCGATGCCCCGACAGCCTCGTAGCCGTCAACAAGCAAAAGCCTAACGTCAGTATCGGGACCCGGAGTGTGACCCGAAACTAAGTAAACAGCCCAGTCATTGTCCGAACTACTTGAGTCGGTACCGCACGCTAAAAGATATTTTTCACGGTACAACCAGTCAGCAGGAGTGTTGCCGCCATCGCCAGCAGTATCAACCGCCGCAGAAGGCAGCGTAATATCTGTTAAAACAAAAACGAGATCGTATCCTGCAGACGAGCCACCTAAATCTAACGTAGCTGTATCGCTGCTCGTAATCGACCCGTAAGTTGAACCGGACATATCGCCGTAGAAGTATTGTGAATCGGCGCTGTAATGCGAGTCGCCCACGCCGCCACCAATCTCAACAACAGTATTTGAAGACGTTTCGTTAAGTCGAATATGTCGAGCAAAGTTCCGTTCATCAGAAATAAAAGATTTTCCGTAAATAGATACGCCACCAGCCGCAGAATTAGAATACGTGGCAGGATACAGCAAGCTCGTCATGTCGTAAGACACATCACCTGAGTTGGTTGCTTCAGAAACTTTGGTTGCAAATGCACCGGCAGACAAGCTGCTGTTTACAGCGTCAGTAATGAAACTGCCTGCTGAGTCGGGATCTGCCGCAGGGTCTACGAGCACACTCAACTGGAATGGGTTTTCCATAGCGTTTTTGTTTACAACAACAGCAGTATCGTCTGGTGTTGCTGTGTCCAGCAAGGTACGAATGTAGCTTACGATCGTATCTGCACGGCCTGCGTTGATACCTGAGAAACCTGTCCGGATCTGGTCACGGAAACCTTGAATTGTGTCAAAGAAATCAGGATCTAAACTTTGAAGAGCAATCCAATCAGCTAACGTTTCAAAATCTTCCCATTCGCCAGGATTAGTGTCCGAATCACCGTCATAATCTTCCAATGCGGCCCATGGGGTAAACCCAGAAGAAGATGACAACAAAGTCGTGGCTGTAATGGATGCTAGCCAAAACAGATAGGCTGCGTCTACAGTATCGGGGTCAGTGAGCTTAGATTTACTTTCGGTACCTTCGGTCGCTCTTGTGTATTGAAAACTAGCGGCGGTGTCCGCAATCTGGTCAAGGTATACGCACAAAAGTTCCACAAATCGTTTCAGTGGAAACGGGATTTGGTTTGATCCTTTAAGTGATTGAATATTTGCGTCATCTAAACGCATAAACTCTGGCAGGTCTCGGTAAACTTTATAAGAAACGTAGCCGTAACCTTCGTAGTGGTCTTCACACACGAACGGGTCAAATAAAACTAGTCTGTTGCCCGAGGTTAAGTTGGCTGCAGATGCTCCAGTAAACGTAATTTTTATTTTTAGCAGCGTTGTTTCAGTGACGCTTTCTTCAGACAAAAATAAATAGCTAAACGTGCCAGCGCTTAAAGTAGCTGTAAAAGATTTGGATCCAGTAGTTGGGGATGCGTCTGTACTAGATTTATAAAATTTGTACTCAATAGTTGCTTCCGTAGAAGCGTTTGAAGCTACAGCAATAGAAGCCAAATAACTTCTAGCTTCAACCGCCGTAACAAACGGAGACTCAATAACAAGCGAAGCTTGCGTAGTGTCCGACTCAAACCGTAAACTGTTTCCGGTGTATGCGGCGGCGAAAGCGCTGCCTGGAACGTATTTGTTGTAGAACGGCGTGTCTCGCAAAAAGGTTATGGTCGCTGAGCCTGAAGATAGCGTCCAACCACCGTAGTCGCTGTCTTGTGGCGTACCAAAATTGTTCTCTGTATCTGAAAAACCGTTGTATGTTCTTAGAGCCATGCTGAAATCCCAACTACGAAACTGTAATATTCAGCGTGCCGAAAGTTAGCAAAGTACCAAGGTTGCGAACTGTCAGGTCACTATCAACTGCTCCTGTACCGTTTAGTACCGTAAATGTGTTGCTGTCGTTGCTTCCCCCGGTGAAAGCGCTACCGGGGCTAGCGTTAACAATTGCCGAGCCTAAAGTATTCGGACTACCCCCAGCAGTAGACCCCGTTCCAGGGTAGGTTGCTGAAGCATCAACGCTACCTCCGTTCGAAGTATCGTTATACAGAAGACCGTTAGCTACGGCTTCAAACGGCTGGTTAAGTGCACCGCCGCCGGAAATAATCACATCAGAAGTATTTCTAAACTCGTATAAAACTGGATCAGCAGCGTCCGCATCAACATAGTAAAAACCTAGCTTCCCAGCAGCATACGTACCATCCGGAGAAACTAAAGTACCAGCACCGCCTTGACCTATATCTAAATTAACAGTAGTCTTCGTACCACCAGACGATGTGTAATAACCAATGTTATCCGTACCAATAAGCGTCTGACCATCAAGCGTCAAAGAAGAAACATAGTCAACACCAGAAATACCGTCAATCAACGAAATCAACTCGTTCTGACGAACCGTGTTTGCAGACCAATCCCACACATTCGGATCAAAATACGCTTTAATCGCATTCTCTACAGCAGTCCGAACAGTCGAAGCAACTGCACCCGAAGTCTTGACCACAGTGGCCGTAACGCTAATTGAAGCAAGCTCGGCACTCATCACATCAATTGTCACACCAGAAGCAACTCTAGCAGTAAGAGAATCATACAAGTCCGACAGATTGCTAGTCGAAACAGGAACCTGCGCCGTCGCAGAGGCAGCCGTACTCACATTGCCGCCAACAGCAACAAGAACATAACCATCATGGGTGCTGTAATCCGTGGCGGTAGTATCACGGTCCCGGTAACGTTTACGATTATATACTTCCACCCGGTTGGCGTAAGCCTTGTTCGCAGACACAAAAGATTTAATCTGTGTCGCCGTGGTAGAAGCGGTTGTGTAGCTAGCCAATAACGCTACCCCACGGTCGAAATACTCATTATCAGTCTCAGCGTTCAAACCGCCAGAGGGGTTCGTAGCAAAAGTAGCTGAATCGAAAATATCACTACCCGTAAGCAGCGACAAGGACGAACCAGTTGCCCCACTCAAGTTGTAGGCTGTACCAACAGCTTGCGCTGTCACAGCCAAACCAGAACCAGAAGTTCCCGTAAAGTCAGCGTCTAACACAAACCTGTACGACCTCGCAGTAGAGGCGTCGTAGTATAAAAACTCTGTTCCTGCCCGCAAAGTGCCCGAAGAGAACAAAGCGACATCAATAGTGGCAGTAGCTTTAACACCGTCGCTTCTTGTAAGACCAAAGAGTTGAAGTAAAACTTCTGTAGTCGCCGCAGGAAGTCGGTTAATATCGGCAGCAAGCTCCGAAGAACGGTTAGCAATCGCTTCAGCCAAAACAACTTCAATCTGCCCAGCTTCAGGTCGCCAAACAGGCAGGTTACCACGACCAGACTTGAGAATTGTATTTAAAACTTCTACTGGATTATCGTCGTAAACAGTCAAGTCCACATATGAAGAAACATCGGGGGACGCCATAATACCTCACTCACTTAAACTGAATTAAAACATCAGTTACAACACCAGCGTTTTTAAGAAGACTAATTTCTTCTAAAACAATATCCTTATTGGAAGGATAGAAATTCAAAAAATCTACAGAAAAAGCCGCAACGTCAAACTTATCGAACACTGGATCTCTGATACCAAACTCCGGCATCAGCACTCTTTCGTTTTTCCTCGTTTTTAGAAACGCAGAAATCTGCTCCGCCTTGTACGTATCTGTCTCGGTATTGACAGTAGAAATCTTAGAGTTTGCCGTGTCAATGCTGAAAGGATAAGACATAACAAAAGCAGCCATCATTGCCTCCAAAAAGCCCTCATATACATTCTACCGAAAAAATAAACAAGCCAACAACTACTAGTCTGAAGAAACTTCACTAAACCAATCAGCAAAATACGGATCAGTCACAGGAATGACACACAAATCAACCAAGTCAATCTCCCACTTGTTATCCTCAACCGTCGCCCACGCTATCTCAAGACTTGACTCAGCAGGAACCGTCCCAATATTACACTCTAAACCAAACACGTTAATAAAATAGTTGACCATACAACCAGAAATGCCCTCGTGGTAACAAGGAGCATCTTCGCTGTTACCATGAGGGCAAATACTGGGAGCAATATCAATATTTGTCTTATTAATGTTTAGTAGAATGCGGTGACCATCAACATGCCATTCTACTTCGTTAATCATAAGATTTACCTTACCGTGTAACCTCTAAGTCAAGCGTAAAGATGCCTTCAACAACCCGCTCCACGTTGCCTTCGCTATCTTCAATCTCCAAGTCGTAAACACCCCCGTCAGTTAAAGCGGCGGTGTCAGTAGCTGAGATAGACAACACGATCTCACCAGAACTATTAGTTGACATTCTACCGTTAGCGGTAGTTAACTCGATAATCGTGGTAGAAGAACCCGTAGTGCGGCGAACATGCATTCGGCCAGTATACGAGCTAAGGTCACGTGCGTCCCCGTTGCTATCTTTTACAGTTAGGGTGCGAGAAAACGTAGCACCCTGCTCGCACACCATGTCATAAGCTCCAGCAGCCATAGAAATCTCCTTTACAAGACCTATCTCTAGTATACCGAAGCTTCAGGGTACTTATCTCACGACTTGGCAGTCTTGCCTGACTCCTTCGGAGTTTCTTCTTCAGCCAGAGCAGCCTGCTCCTGAAGTTCAGCAATAACACGCTGAGCAGTGTTCAGGTTCACACGCAAAACGGTGTTAGCTGCCGTTAGCTGCTTGATCTGCTCAAGCAGGTCTTCTACAATTGCATTAGGATCAATGTTTGTTTCCATTTTAAACCTTTCAGGAAGTTTACCACCAAGCCGGTGCTGGGCGTCCTTTTGACCATACGGCAAAAGATTCTTTGTCTATTATATAGAACTCGCGATAAATGTCAACGGCTTCATCAATCGGAGCATGCTTAAAACCAAGACGTTCGTGGAATGCATCACCAACAGCCAACGCAATATCAGTCAACTCACCATCAGGGAGAAGATGGGACGAATCAACAATCTTGTCCAACTGCTTCAAACAAGCATGCTCCTTGTTGAACCGGAAACTGAACTCTTCACACAACGCATAGGCGTGCTCAAAAAGCCAGTTAAAGTTACTGATCGACTCGCCCACCCAACGGGTACTCGGATGATTCGCATACCCGCCACGATGCGGCGTACCCTTAGCAGTCAAAGGCACATCGTCGTCCATAGCACCATGTCTACGAAGAGCAGACACCAACATCTGAACGCTCTCAACAGTCATCTTCGGCACATGCTTATCACACAGAGCCTGCGCTGCTTCTACCGGATCAGTTTCAACAACAAATATGTTCATAGTACCCCCGGTGGGACTCGAACCCACAAACCGTGAAGGTGACGGATTTTAAGTCCGCTGCGTATGCCAATTCCGCCACGGGGGCTAGTGAGAAGCAGTGTAGCACCTACTTCTCAAACAACAACCTCAGTCGTCGTTTTCTTGACTAAAAGCCCAAGCAATCCCAGAAGAAGGATGCCGCAACCGGGCAATAGCTTTAGCCTCTAGCTGCCGGACACGCTCACGAGTCAAACCCATCGACTCGCCAATCTCCTGCAACGTCTTAGGAGCGCCCTGACCCGCTAGGCCATGATGCTTAATCAACACATCATACTCACGATCAGGCAGAATCGACAAAGCCTGCATGATATCGTCAGCGAAACTGCCCTCAATACCTGCGTCCTCTACCGCAATCTGATCCGAATTCACCAACGTGTCAGCATGAGAAACCATGCTTTCCTCGCTCAAAGGCACATCCAAAGACTCCAACTTTGTGTTCTCCATATGGCCCCAAATCTCATCCAAATAATCGTCTTCCCAATCCAGATAGTCAGCAATCTCATACATCGAAAAACTGCTACGGCTAGACTCAAACTCCTCAACCACAGCAGCCAGCTTACGCACATCAGCCTCAACATGCATAGGCAGACGTATAGCACGGCCCTGGTTCGCTATGGCACGCTGGCACGCCTGTCGGCACCACCACGTCGCATATGTAGAGAACTTGAACCCACGCTCAGGATCAAACTTGTCTGCTGCTCGCATAAGACCAATCGTGGCTTCCTGAATGAGGTCTTCATACTCCATGCGGGACTGCGAACGTGCGTACTTTGCTGCCGTGTCCATCGCTAGCCGCAAGTTGTGCGAAACGAACGTGTCCTTGGAGCGCTTACCTTCCCGAACGGCTGCGTTCAACCGCCGCCTCTCCATGGGATCAAGACTAACGCCTTCAATGTGGGATTCGTTGAGAATCCGGTCGGCTTCTAGTCCTTCTTGAATTGCCCGTCCCAGCACAATCTCTTCTTCACGGGTAAGAATCTTGTGCTTTGAACTGAGAGTGTATCCAGCCATATAGCTGCCTTTCATCTGAGATATACGGTATCTTCTACGCTTTGCGGAAGATGTCGGAGACCTTAGCACCGATCAAACGGGGACACAACCCCACATCGCCAAGTTTTGCGAATAATTTTGTAGAAATGCTAGTAAGTCGCCGGTTTTGTAAGTAATACGAGCCTAAAACTCGTAAGTCGGTGACTCAAAAAGTGCCTTCCGCAAAGTCTCGTCACCGTACTTCTTGCGGTCGTCGTCAGTCAACTCAATTACCTCATGTTCACCTTCTGTATATAGCGTGCCCCACGACTCTCCACCGAGGTCAGGCTCAGTAGAAATGTGAACATCTTTGAGTATCATCTCCATAACCACCCCCGCTTCCCGGCACATCTCTACAGCCGTCTCTTCAGGGAAACTAAATAGGATCTCATCGTGGATGGGAAGCAAAGCATAGTCCCAATAACCGGCCTCGTACAGCTTCACCATGGCTCTACCGAGAACATCTCGGGCCGTGGACTGAATGCAGTAGTTGAGTGCAGCGTAGGGCCTCTCAGCGTCTACAGGAAGCTTCCTGCCAGTGTGTGTAATAACATAGTTACGCTTGCCTGTTTTAACCGGATGAGCTAGCTGGTGCGCATAGCGGGTCACGCCCTGGTAGGTGCTGTCGAACAAGTCGCACACTTTCTGGGCTTCTTCAACTGAAAGTCCTGATTGTCTAGAAAGTGTCTGGGGACCTGCCCCGTAAACCTTACCGAAGTTAACTGTTTTAGCAATTTTTCGGGTAACTCCAGTGTTGTCAGCGGTCGTTTGGTGCAGGTCGCCGCCTTCTTTGAACACCTGCAACATAACAGGGTCTTGGGAAAGTGCCGCTAAAACTCTTAGCTCTACGCCAGAGAAGTCGATAGAAGCCATCCGGCATCCTTCTTCTGCAAGGAACATTCGACGTATAGCATCGCCGCTAGACGGTAGCTGCTGCAACGGAGGGTCTGTCAAGGACATTCTCCCGGTTCGTGCTTGCAAGCTGTTCATCTTGGGATGGACTCTCAAATTGCTGTCCATACTGGCAAGAGAAGAAATTACGTAACTATCTCGCCATTTAGCACTGTTCTTAGCAGCCATAACCGCACGGGCAAGCTCTCCGGCCATACCGGAGTCTTCATCGTCAATAACAGACTGCAAAACCGTCTTATCTACCTTCAAGCCGCCTGAAGCAGTAGTTTCAGTGAGTCGCACCCCTAGCTTAGTCAAAGCCTCAGCCACGTCTTTTGTAGCGTTATGGTTTTCGACCCCAAACGAGCGAACGACATCAATATGGGCCTGCTCTTCAGCGTTCATTTGCTCAACAAGCTGTTCGGCGTAGCCTACGTCAATACGCAGGCCCCGACGTTCCATGTCAGCCACAAGCTTCAGAATCTGATGCTCATACCTGACCAAATGGTCCATAGTTTGACGTTTAATTTCCTTACGCAAATGAGGAAACAAACGAGCCGTCAAAATAACGTCCGTGCCCGCATAGTGAACCAGCGTCGGATGTGCTGCAGGAATGTTTCGCCAACCTTCCTTAACCGACCACTTCTGCTGCTTAAACAAGTCCTTAAGCGCCTGATCCGAATCAGGAGCACTCTTGTCAACATGATGCGCTGCAAGGTTCTTCAAACCGTGACCTACACCGCCCTCAACTCGGCTACGAGGATCAGCCAAATGCGACAAAATCTTCGTATCATAAGTTCTATCTAAAAGCTCGATAGCGTCAACATGATTGTGGCGATCCAGTCCCAACGCATCGAAAACAGCATTATGAGCCAGAAGCCTACAATCGGTCTCGCTCATCACGATATCAATAGATCGCTGAAACCACGGCTCTTTCCAAATGAACACAAACGCTTCATCCTGATCGCCCCATTGAATACTCTTAATCTCCCAAGTTGTGGAGAAAATATCAAGGCCCGTGGCCTCAATGTCGTATGCAAGAGGACGCTGCTTACTAAACAACCAGTCTCTGAAATTAGCAAAATCGTCGTCAGACCTTACCAGCGTGACGTTGCCGATAGACGTATCAGCTACATACGTTTCGTGCAGCCAATCATCAAACAAAGTAAGGGAGGTGTCTTCACTCATGCCACAATCATATCGTGCGGAGCGGACTCACGCAAGGAGGCGTTGGAAACTTTCATAAACGTAGCGTTGTTATGAAGCTCAAGAATGTTCTTCGCACCCACATAGCTGCAAGTAGACTTAATGCCTCGCTCCAACCCTTCAACGATGGATTCAACGCTGCCCTTGTAGTCAACGTAGCCTGACACGCCCTCGGGGTAGTCAGAGCCTGCGGCTGTTGAAGCCATACCACGGTAAGCCTTTACCTTCTTACCGTCTACTTCCATGATCTCGCCGGGTGCCTCGTCGGTGCCTGCAAACATGTTGCCAATCATGACGGCATCTGCACCAGCGGCTAGCGCCTTAGCGGCATCGCCGGGAGTCTTGATACCACCATCAGCAATAATCTGCACATCATAGGCGTCGGCGGCTTCAGCACAATCAGCAATAGCAGTTAGCTGCGGAACGCCAACACCGGTCACAACCCTGGTCGAACAAGCACCGCCCGGACCGATACCGACCTTCACGACATTAGCACCAGCTTCAGCAAAGTCAGCAACACCCTGACCGGTAGCCACATTACCGCCAACAATCGTCACTTCGTGATCAAACTGATCCTTAATGTAGTGGATAGCGTCCAATGCGTGAGCGCTGTGGCCGTGGGCAATATCTAGGACAACGATCTTAGTTCGCCAATTGTTGACCTCTCTAATTACCGTATCAAGGTCGTCGTTGACGCCGAACGCTACAGCAGTGCGGTTAGTTCTACCCGCTACACAACCAAATCGGGACGCTAGCGGATCCATAGCCTTCAAAGGGATGTTGCGGTGAATTACACCGAAACCTCCCAAACGATCCAAAGCTCCAGCCATTTCATGCCCGCAAACAGTATCCATGTTGGCAGCGATTATAGGAATCCGCATATCAACATGGCCTAAACGAGTAGACAAATCTACGTCTGACCGGCTACGAACTTCCGAATACCGAGGAACAATAAGGACATCTTCGAAAGAAAGTCCTTCAGTTTCAGTCATCTTCAACATATGTTTGCTTCACCTGCTTAAGGTCGTATTCTTCTACAATTGTCCTCCGCACGTCTCTGTACTCGCTCTTAGACGAATAGCAGAACGATTCTAAAGTACCCGTACTGTTTGTCAGTACACACAGGTCACTGTCGTAACAAGCGTACCATGTCGTGTAGCTACGATCATAATACAGCCTATCGGGCACGGACTCGTAAAGATCTTCTTCAAGTGTCATATTATTACGGGACGATTGAGGGACGTTCGACCTGTTCAGAAACTCGGGTTCTACTGTACGACTTGCAGTCGTTGCACTGCCACTGCTGATACGTAGCGACCTGGGTGTAACGTACACCTCGCTTTTGTAGCTTGCTAGAGCCACAAGTCGGGCAGTTATGTCCACCATCATACACGTTAAGGTTCGGGTGGTTCTTCATCCAAGGACGCAACTTCATGTAAACTTTGCGGAGCAAATCAACATCCTGCTTAGCGTACTTAATCATCAACTTCCAATACTTCATGTCGCCACGCATACAGCCAGCCCAAGTTTCAAACCCTCCCGTAGAAACCTTACGACCAACACCTAGATGATCGCCAAGATGATCCAGCTTGTTACTGTTGAACATAAAATACCTACGAGCGGCCTTCAAAGTATCTACAGACTTAACAGGAGAAGCCGGACCTAAGCCGTGGGCAACAAAACGAGCGTTAGCCTTACGCATATCGAACCTATCGCCGTTGTGTGCGATCACAATATCAGCTTCGTCAAACAGTTCCCACAGCTTCTTAACGACATGGAAATCGTTTTCTGGATCCTTCTTGTAGAAGGAAGGGAAGTCAACAAGAGAAGTCACATGTGTCTTGTTCTCATGCTCCCAACGGTACGAAACACAAAGCATATACCATTCCCGCTCGTGCGCAATCACGTTCTGCTCGTACTGTCCCCACACCATACTGAGGTTCGGTGCGGTCTCAATATCGTAGTATAAGATTTTTGCCATTTGAATCACTGCTTTCAGTTTAACGCATCTACTTGTGAAAGGCAAGCTCTCAGTCGTTTAATGTCGTCTAGTTCGTAAAATTTGCTTCCCGCAGAAAAAAACGTTCTCCGGTTCTTTCTTTCTTTTTCCAATATGCCTTCTTTAACAAGTCGATCTAGTGCCCGCCAAACATGCTGATATCTAATTCCTACTTTGTCAGCAATCTGCTGCTGTGTAAGATTAGGGTTCTCTAACACGGTAACAAGCACTCTCGCATTAACTGTCAGAATCCTCATCGAAAGTCACAGACTCCATAACGGACAAAGAAATGTCCATCTCGGCCAACTTACCCTCAAGAAACGCTGTCTTTTCCAAAGCAACGTCAAGCTTAGCAAACGTGTCAGCAAGAACACTAGTCAGGTAGATAATCTTCTCATCAGTGGTTGGGATAGCGCTCATCTTTTCAAGCACCGTAAACTCGGTCACATCATATTCTTCAACCTTTGAAGAAACGAACCTGCGGTACCCGCTGAGTAGCTTAGAGGTTCCCGGATCTGCGTCAGCAAGGCTAATCAGGAGACTCTCAAAGTCTCTACCGATCGTAATTGTAGCACCATCCCGATTAACATAGCCTCGCTCAATAAGCGGACGCAACGCAGCATGGACCCACTTCTCTTCGGTCCTGAACACGCCGTT